GTCAGGCATGTCCACCGTGATGCCTGCCTCCTCGACCACCACGGCCACGGGGTCTCGGTAGGACCGGAGCTGGAGACGCGTCTCCAGCGCTCGGAAGGTGTAGTTCCCCAGCCCCAGGCGCGCCCACTCCGTCCACGTGGGCGCCCCTCCCGGGTCGTCCTCAGTGAACCGGGCCTCGAGGTAGACCTCCCAGTCCCCGGCAGCCGTGCCGGCCATGCTCTCCAGCTCGGCCAGAACCGGCCAGGTGGACAGGGTGCTCAGAGTGTCGGAGCCGGCTGCCTTCAGGTGCGGGATCACCAAGGAGGTGAACACATCGCCCAGGTCGATGACCGTCTCGAACTCGTAGGTCCCTTCCGACGCGTAGGACCCTCCAGACAGGAGAGGGGCGTCTTCCAGGGGGTCCCAGGCGTCCATGGTCTCGGTGGAGTCCAGGTGCAAGTCGTCGCCAATGATCGAGCAGTTGGTCTTCGCTCCCGCCCATCCCGGATCCTCCCGCCGGATCTCCACGATATTGTGAAGATCCAGCGAGGCCACTGTGGCGCTGGCCACCGCGGCGTTCTCGCTCTCCTGCCCAGAAGAATCAACCGCCTTCACCAGATAGGCCTGGACGCCCCCCGGAACGGCGACGGTGGTCACGTCTACCTCCCGCAGGGGGAGCGCCGCCTCCCAGGTCGGGACGGTTCCGGTGGGGACGTACCGGATGGCGTAGTGGTCCAGGTCGAGGTCGGCGACCGGCTGCCACGTCAGGAACACCACGTCCCCTACGGTGGTCAGCTCCAACCCTTCCACGTCCGCCGGTAGGGCGAACAGGCCGAACAGGGCTGCCTCGAAGGTCACCCACTGGCTGACCGCCCCAGCCCGGGTCCGGGAGCGGACCCGGAATTGGTAGTTGCCCAGGTCGGTGAAGTGAAAGGTCACCCCCTGCCCGGGGGTCGATCCTACGCGGTCCCAGAACTCCTCCCCCGGGTAGATGGCTTCCAGGTCATAGGCGTAAACACGCGGATCGGCCGGCGAACTCCAGGAGAGAAGAGCTGCCGACCGAACCGCATGTCCGTCTTTCCACAGGTACTCTTGAAAGCTGAAATCGGAAGGGACCCCCAGGGGGCCGGTCACCAGCTCGGAGTAGATGGGGGTGTCCACCCGGATGCCCTGCTCGACGCGAAGGTACTTCCCCGGGTCGTGGATCAGGGCGGTGACGTGATACTCCCCCCCGCTCTCCACGTTGCCGAGGACCCGGAAGTTCCGGGGCTCCGCGGAAGAAGAGGTCAGGATCCACATGGCATCCGGGACGGGAGAGGCGGCAAAGGCGGGAGTGACGCTCAGGGTGTCGGTGGCGTCAGGGAGGCCGTTGCTGACCTCCTGGGACTCTACCGTCCCGTCGGGAAGGACGACCGCCAAGGTGTAGACCTTTCCGACCTCGAGAGAAACTTCGCGATCCAGGACGACCGTGCTGGTGTTGGGGGACGACTGCACCCGCCCCCCGTGGTCCACGTTGGCATAGTCCGGGTCCAGGACGCTGATCACGTTCCCGGGTCGGAGGTCTGCGTGGTCCTCCCCCGCTCGGTAGGTGAGGACCTCCGTCTCATAGGTCTCCGTGTCCAAGATCCACTTCCCGAGTCGGTGCGCCTGCCCCTTGCTCGTGCAACAGAAGGCCACGACGGACAGTTCCCGGTACCCGTAGCGGTAGAGGGCCGCCAGGTTGTCCACCGGCTCGATCACCCTCCGGTAGCCGTCCTCTGGGTCGTTCCAGGAGACCAGGACTGTCGAGTGACGGGCCTTCCCGCTGGAGCCCTGGTAGTTCAGCAGACCGTCGATGACGTTCGCCGGGGTGACCAGCTTGACCGGATCGGCGGGGGAGTCCTGAGTGAAGGTCAGCAACCCCGACCCCGAGTAGGCCATGCCTCTGAACACGGAAACCAGGGCGTTGACGACCTCCCAGGCCTCTCGCCTACCCTGGATGGGCCCGTTTAGAGTGAACCGGGGTTCGGTCCCTCCTTGCCCATCGTCCACCAGCTCGTCGCAGTACTGAGCGATGGTGTAAAGGGCCCACTTGTCGATCTGCGCCGCCGCCAGGTGTTCGCCCAGCCCGTACCGGGTGTGGGTGGCCATGTCGTAGGCGCCCCAGGCAGGGTTGTCCGTCCAAGCCTGCTGGAAGGTCCCGTCCCAGATCCCCGTGTACTCTCGGGTCTCCGGATCGTAGTTGCTGGGGACCGCCAGGACCCGGCCGTAGATTTCATATCCCCGGTTCGGGGGCGTTGACCCGACCGAATCGGCGAGCACGGTCAGGTCGATCAATGCCGAATCCGGGTAGGAAAACTTGGCGTTCACGACCTCCGTGTAGCTCGACCAGTAGGTCCGGTTCTGGACCTTGGAGTCCTCCGAGTCCGCGGTGATCCGGCGAACCCGGATGGTCCACGGGGGGTCGTCCCGGTCGAACCCGACGGGGCTTACCGACCGCAGGTTGACCTGGATGACCCTCTCGTAGGGGCTCATCGTCTTGCCCTTGATCGCGAAGGTCAGGATCTCAGTGAAGCCGACATCTCCGTCCCGCTGCATATCCACGGCGAGCTTCACCTGGGTCGCTCGGAGGTCCCCCCTGTTGTTCCCCCGCACGAACGCTCCGGTTCGGATCTTGATCCAGAGGGCGTCCACGTCGGAGTCGGTGATGACCTGAGTGACGGGGGCAGCGTTGGTGATCTCCACCCCTACCGGGACCTCCGTCCCTGCTGTCCCGAAGGAGGGATGCCCCCCGACGTAGGGCTGATCGGGAGTCCCCAAACGCTCGTCGAAGGCGACCCCCCGGAAGTTGTAGGTGCCGTCGGCCGCCTGGATGGGGGTGTCGTTGAAGTAGATGGACTTGAACCCTGTCCCCCCATCTACTCGGTCCACCAAGCCCAGGATGGGTCCCTCGGAGATAACGTCTGTGACCTGCACTAGGGACTGGGCTCGGAGGGTGTTCGGCTCCTCGACCGGCGGAGGGGGCGGATCCTCCCCTTTGGCCCCCTCGATCCAGCTCACGTGTCCTCCCCTTCGAGAAAGGGGATGGCCGACCGGCCGATGACTGCCGGGCCGTGATCCAGGAAGTCCCCGTAGCGGTCAATCTGGGTGATCGCCGACGAGACCACGATGGAGCCGACCCGGCACCTGCCATACACCACAGGGATCGCGACTCCCTGCTCCGTCACGTTGACCGCCCCGTTGAACAGGGTGCTTCGATTGGGGTCCGCCTCCCGGCGGACGGCATCCAGGTTGGGCGTGGGGGACAGCAACAGGGACACCCCCCCAAGGGCCAGGGACAGCCCCAGGGTGCGGATGACCCCCGCCGTGACCTCCGCCCCGAACACGCTGAACACCTCGGCCCCCGACGCGAGCCCTCCCGTAACGGCGATCAAGGCCACCCCGGCGATAACCTTCCCGAGGCCGTCATCCCCCGCCCCCTGGGGGACCGGGAAGATGTGGATAGCCCTGCCCGCCCCCGGACTGAACGCCAGCTCTCCCTCCGTCAGATAAGACAGCCCGTGCCGACCCTCGACGAAAATGTGGTAGGCCGACTCCGCCACCTGGGCGAAGAACCCGGGGAGTTGACACCCCAGCGCCCTCACCGCCTCCCGAGCATCCCGGACATCCAGGAGGAACTCTCTTCCATACCTCTCCCCCAGGCGGCCGTGAAGGTAGACCTTCCTCACGGCACCGTCTCCAGATCCCGATGGCGGTACCACCGCGGACCATAGTTCCGAAGTAGGGAGATGGGCGCTCGGGCGCTCAGACGAGAACGATCGAATGGTTTACCGCCCGAGATGTGGTGCAGAATCAGCCCTCTCCCCAGGTAGACTCCCGCGTGGTTGGGGGTGGGGGAGTGGATCTGAGCCACACACATGTCCCCCTCCCGAACCTCCCCGTCCGAGATCGGGTGGAACCCTGCCCCTCCGAGGTTGTCGGCGTAGAGGGTGCCGCGGTCCTTCCACCACCGCCAGGACCTGGGATACTCCGGGAGCAGAACCCCCCGCTCCTCATAGTAGTCCCGCACCAGCGCGTAGCAGTCGGTGACTCCGTGTCGGAAAGGGCGCCCTAGAAGCGGGATGTGGGGCCTCCCCCGGCCCCACCAGAAAGAGTCCGTGATCCCCCGAGGAAGAGCGCGGACAACCGAGATCCGCCACGGCACATCCGTCTCGACCTGACCCCGCATGTCCACCAAGGAGGGGTAGGGGTTCCCGTCCGGATGAGAGTGGAAGACTCCCGCGAGCTCCCCCCGCTCGAAGTACTGCGCCGGATCCATCCGAAAGCCTCGCGTGGGGTCGGGGTGAACGTTCTTCATCCGGTGATAGGAGGAGACTCCCGCCACCCGAAGCACGACACCGCATGCCTCTTCCGGGTAGGCCTCGACAGCGTGGGCATCCATCTCGTCTTCGAGCTTCATACTCGGATCCTGTTCATGCCCGGGAAAGCCCATGTCGGAAGGGTCCCGTTCTGCCCGAATCGGAGCCGACAATCGGACAGCCGCTTGCCGCAATCATCAGACTCCGCGGAAGTGACGTTGCCTTGCCGGTCAAAGTAGTCGCTCCCCACGTAAGGGCAAGTGGCTTTGGTGTAGTCGAAATCCCCGGCCCCGTCGGGAAAGCGGTACCGCTGGAGGCACACCTCTTTCAGGGCCGTGCGTCGGGGGAGCATCACCCCCTGCTGGTCGAACGCCGTTGCCAACGTCCACTCGATGAAGACCTTGTTGT